GATTCATAATCAACTTTATTAGGAACTTCCAATTCTACAGCTTGTTCCATTATTTGTTTTATCTTAACAGCTTGTGATTCTGATTCAATAGAAAAATCTAGTTCATCATGAATTTGTATATGTGCTAATAAACCTTCTTTATATAAATCAACCATAGCTTTTTTAGTCATATCTGCAGCGGATCCTTGAATAAGTTTATTTAAAGCTTTGTANGTAAATGCTCTACGTGTTGGATTTTGATGCCAATAATTTTTTCTAGGATTACCATCTTTATCTTTTATAATATTTCCTTCAAAATCTTTTAGATGTGGACCCATTTCTTGTAGTTCTCGCATACGTTCATCATCTTCTGGTGGCACATAATGTCCCCAATCAGCACCATTTAAAATAGGTTCATACTTAGGAAACCTACAACGTCTACCTAATAAAGTTTTTATTTGTCCTCTTGCTTCAGCAGCTTTCATAACTTTAGTCATCAATTGTTTTACAAAAGGTACGGTTGAATGGTATTGTCTAAATAGTTCTTCCGTTTTTTCTTTAGTCACTCCTAGTTCACCTTGTAACTTTGCTTTACCCATTCCATAAAACAAACCTAAGTTAATTGTCTTTGCTTGTGATCTAGGAATTTTTGCAATCTTAGAAACAATCTGATGAAAGTCAGTTGATGGATCATTTTCATATGAGTCCGCAATTGGATTTACAGACGGTAAAGAAAATTTTAAAGCATAATGTGCAACTAGTCTTGGTTCCTGTTGCGAGTAATCAAAAGTTCCCCACTTACAACCTTCTTCAGGTATAAATAAACTTCTAAGTAAAGGCCCTGTTTCCGGATCCCTGGCAGGTATCTGCTGTAGGTTTGGATTTGAATAACTAAATCTTCCAGTAACAGTACCTCCTTCATCAGAACGTATTTGATTTATATCAGCATGAATTCTACCTTTATGTTCATAATTAATAATTGAATCAATAAATGTAGTTCTAACCTTGTTTATTTTTCTAGCTTCTGCTATCATATTAACTACAGGATTAGCATGATTAGTAATAAAATTTTTAGTAAATGAAGGAGAGTCAGTCTTTTCAGTACGGCTATAAGGTAGCTTCAGTTTTTCAAAAACTTTGGCAATGGATTGTGCCGCCCATATTTGAGTATCTATTCCTGTTTCTATCTTTATTTGCTGCAATAGGTTTTCTTCTTTTACTGCCAGTGCTGTTTTTAATTGATTGGCTTTGGACACGTCTACCCGCACCCCTAGGAAGCGCATATCAACTAGGCAAGGGAAAAGATCAGTCTCGAGATTAAATATATCTTGTAGATCATCTTCAATCATTATTTTTTTAAGTTTTTGCCAAAGTCTTAAAGTTAGTTCAGCATCTTTTTCACCATAGGCTCCAACTTCCATTGCCGGCAATCGCCACATATCTGCTTTTGCATCGAGTCCTCTTTCCTTAGCTGCTTGAATCAATCTTGCTTCATTCTTACCTTCATCTAAATGATGCCAAGATAAAACATTTAAAGTATATGAAAATCTATTTTCATCTATAAGTGATGATGCAATCATGGTATCTACTATTAAACCATTGATTTTTATACCTAAATTTCTAATCCAACATACGTCGTACATTGCATTATGAAATATTTTTGTAGCAGGTGATTCGCAAATATCTTTAAACCATTCTAAAGTTTTTTTACGATCTAAGTTAGGTCCAGTTTCATGTGCTATTGGAAAATAACCTTTGTACCCATCTACTGCTACTGCAATACCAACTACTTCACCATTACCAATGATAGCACCAGAACCTTTTGATTTTAAATCTGGATCTTTAGTTTCTAAGTCAATTGCTATTTCATCTGCTTTCCTTAAATCAGGAAATTCTGTAGGTATAATCCATTCTGTTTGTGGTACGATCATATTAATTTACTCCAAAAATAATAAGTGGTTAATGTAAAAAAACATAAGTCATGCACTGCTATAATATTCATTTCTTTTTACTTATGTCTTTCATCTTTTTAATTTCTAATTCACAATAATGAATTATTTTTTCTAAGTCTTGTATACCATTTTTATTTTTATAACGACACACATACTTAATAACATTTCCCTGAAAAAAAGAAAGGTCATTCTTAGAAATAAATTCATAAGGTTGAATGTGAAACGATTTATAGTGATTCCCGCCAATCTGTTTATCTTGTGGAAATGCATCACTAAATATATCTTTATTTGTCATTATTTTAATACCTCCATTATATTAATTACAAAAAATGTTAATGTTATAGTTATAAATATATCTGATGTTATTATTCTCATGTTTATCCTTTTGTTGTTGTGGCAGTTATTGATTTGGCCTTATGTATGAATACAAGGGAACAGAGAAACCAAATCAAACTTGCTAACCAGGCATGATGCTGCCACCCACCATTAGGAAAGTTCTCTATCCCGTTCTGTTTATACTTAAAGTATAATTCTTTAAAATTTGTATTCATTACTTTTGCTATTTGCTTTCAACATATATAAATTATTTCTAGCTCTTGTTGCTCCTACATACCAAACTCTATGTTCTTCATCATGTTTATTATCACTTTTTTTAACTGATTTTTTTACTAACTTTGCTAAATCTAAACAAAGAATAACACTATCTTCTTCTCCGCCTTTAGCTGCATGAATAGTAGATACTTGTATTCTTGGTTCTGCATCTAAATCTTCTCCGTTGTCCAACATATTTTTTATGTATTCTCTCTCAGACAAATCTGCTTCTTCAAAAGCATCATACCATTCTACATTTGAATTCCATTCTTTTTGTGGTGCACCAATAAATTCTTCTATATCTTTTATTTCTTTTTCATCTAATTCAATTCCTCTACACCATGAGTTGTAATTAACAGATGCATTATATAATCTAACTGAAAAACTTTTATCTCTATGTGATTTAAAATATAAATTTCTTTTTCTTAATTCTTTTGTAATCATATTTCTTCTATAAACGGTTCTAGTTAATATTAAGTATCTACCTTCTTTTAAATCTATTTGATCTAAATTATTTATTCTAAAAGATTGACCTTCAAAATCCCTTGGATAATATATCTTGTGTTTTCTTAAACCTCTGATTTTTTCTAATGGTAATTCTGATTGTTCTTGAACTGCTCTAGATATTCTTTTTGAATATTTCAATATAGTTTCTTTTCCAGGTTCATTAATAAATCTTTCTACATCTGCACCAGCCCATGCAAATATAGCCTGATCATCATCCCCTGCTAAATATAAATCATCTGCATTTTCTTTTAACTTATCAAATAATTTCCATTGTAATGGTGATAAATCTTGAGCTTCATCAATAAATATAGTTTTAAATTTTGGTAAACTAGGTTTGTCAATTAGTCTATGAATCATATCATTAAAATCTAATTTACCGGTAATTCTTTTAAATTCTTTTAGATTGGCATCTAGATTTTTTAATATCCAAAGTTTAATTTCTTTTTTATTATGTTCATTTCGATCATATTCTTCTTCCACTGTAGTGCATCTATTCATTGCTCTACCAATCATTTTAAAATATGGACTATCAATATTTAAATAAAATATTTCTTCCTTGTTATATTTGTCATAATGTTTTACTTTTATACCTATCTTCTTACCTATTTTTACATAGTCCTCTGGTTGCATAACCATAGAATCGTTTAGTTCTAATTGTTGATATGCAAATGAATGTAAAGTTCTAAAGTAATTTAATTTTTCTGAATCCACTGGCATTCTATCTTTAGCAACTTTCGCTGCTTTTTTAGTAAAAGCAAAATAACCAATCATATCTAATGGCGTGCCTATTCTAATATAAGCTTTTGCTCTACTAATTAGTCTATGTGTTTTTCCTGTACCTGGAGGACCAAAATATTTATATATCATTAAACAATATCCTCTTTGTTTTCATATTCAGCTATTTCAATTACATCTTCTTCCATGTCTTCAAAGAAATACAAAGGAATCTTTGCACAACCATTTACCCCTGAATATGGTTTGTTTGTTTTTTTATTAGTACCAGGAAATCTTTTCTTTAAATCAAATTCTGGTTTAGGTAAATTTTCATCTTCTTTTTCAAACATTTTTATAATCATATAAGATGTTCTTGATGAATCTTTTTTCCAGTCATTGTCTTTTAAATCATTATAAAATTCATCGTAAACAAAATATGCAAACGTTTCATCTTTTAATACATTACCACTTTTAAATGAATTATAACTTGTAGCGTTTGTGCTATGTATATAATATTTTAAATGTTTCTTTAATATATCCATAGGTGTGGTCCCTGGAGCCGGTTGCACTGTATCTTGAGTTGATAACAATGCTTTAATAATTTCATAAAATTCCTGACCTTTAACAACAGGAGGTAATTCATCTGCTTGTGCCATCATCAATCCTCTTAGTTCTTGTTGATCTTTAATTCTATTTACATCTTTTGCATGAACGGTAACTGTTTCTCCATCGTCTCTTTCTACATCAAAATAATATTCAGGATCAGGTTTAAAATCTATTTTAATTAAATTAGATAATCTAGGCCAGGATATTTTTCTATCTGACATAATTCCAAATTTTCTTTTTATACATTCAGATTTAATACATACAGATGCTAATAATTCTTCATGACACTTGTATCCTTTTTCTTGCTTCTCCCAATGTTTTATTTTTGTTTCTATATATTTATCTGTCCATATTTCATCAAATTCAAAATAATCTCTACCTGCTTTTAACACCATCTTACCCCAGTTATCAGGATATTTTTTCTTAGCAAACACCATGTAATTATATAAAAATCGATCTCTACCATCCGTCATTTTTTCTTTTGATAATACTTCTAAACATGGTGGACCATCTTTAAATTCATCTGCACCACCTGTTAATTCTTTTCTAATTATATTATCGGATATTTCTTTTAATTGTTCTGGAGTCTGTTTATTTAATTCAATACAATTTAAAAATA